TGTACAAAAGCTGTAGTTATTTGATTTGACATATTATCTCCTATAGTTGTCAAAGTTAAAAGTTTCGATAAGTTGCCTACAATGTAGATTTACCTTCATTAACGCTTGATCAGCGGTAGTCTTATTCCTACTGTCAATTCAAATTGCTTGCGCAGTTGCTTGAAATTTTTTTTTTACGTTACGCTTCTGGTGTTACCATTTGACGTAAAGCAAAAACATCATTAACGAATTTTTTATGATCAGGATGTGCCGCATTCCAGTACGGACTTCCTTCTTTCATTAATTCGCCAATCTCTTTTTGTGCTTCATTTGGTGTTAAAGCACCTTGTGTTTCGCCTACTAGTTTATCTTCTGACATAGATTCCGCTATCTTTACAAAAGCTTTTACTATTTCAGGATGATCACCTAGCAATCTTCCATCTTGTAATGGCAAATTAAATATTTCTTCATTAGCAAAAGTTCTAGCTGCTTGTGAAGCTTTATTTATTTTTTCTGGGTATGCCATTCCATATTCTTTTTTTAGTTCAGTTTCTGTTTGTTGTTTTAATATTTCTTGATTTGCAGACAAACTTTCTACTGATTGATTTTGCATATTAGAATAAAAATCTAAAATGCCTTTAGCTTGATTTGCATTTAACCCTAGTGTGTGGGCCACGTTACCAAACTCTTTTACTTGTGCTATATCATTTTCATTTTCTGAAGGATAATTTAATCCATATTCTTCTGGAGTAGATGGTCTACCTAAACTATTGTAAGCTGCATTCCATTCTTCCTGTGTTGAATTTTGATTTGGTATAGCAATTTTATCTAAGCCAATCATTCGTTGTGCTGACAAATAAGATTTTGCTAATGTGTTTGCATCGTTAAAATTTTTTAATGATGGTTCACCACGTATTGATTCATCTAATGTATCAACAAAAGTTTGTGGTGCTTCCGTTGCTGTCGGTTGCGCAGATTCAGTTGCCGTTTCCGATTGAGTTGCCTGTAATTCTTCAGCCATTGTTTTCCTTCATTTCTTTTTGTATTTGTTTATTTGGTTCTTTTAACATCCCCTTGATAAATAAAAGAACAGACCTTTGTCCTTCTAAGAATGCTGTTTCATTAACATCACCCTTCGTATGTGTTGTCGCTAAAAAATGACAACGCAATTCTAAATCTTTAATAACTTGCTTCCCTTCTTCTGATCCAAAAGTTATTTGATAATATTTTCGTAATTCACCTACTTGTTCAGGTGTCATTCTACCGCCTTAATCATTGGCGCAGCATTTTTAGCTACCTCACTCATTTGTTGTGCTTCTTGCATTTCTGCTGCTTGTTGTTGTTGCTCTTGTCGTTCTTGGCGCATGTTTGCTACTTCTTGACTTGATCTCAACACTTTAGAAGGTACACCTAAAATATTAGCAGCATGTTTCATTAATTGATCCATATCGTAATGATCCATAATGTTTGTTGTTTCTGCTAATGGCATTGCAATTTCAAGTGAACGTAAAATAGATTGTAATTCACTTTGACGTTGCGCCCTTGCTAATGGTGATACATATTCAATCTCAATTGGTTGACCTTGTAATATTGGTGGCGCTTCTGGTAGTTGTCCTTCACGCAACATAATATTAAACACTCTAGTTATAAGCGGTTGTAATAATTCAGATTGTAATCTACCAAGAACCGGTGCAAGCAATCGCATTTTTTCTTCATTACGTTGCACTACTTCTGTAGCGGTCATGTTTTGATTTTGTGTTAATATTAATTGATCAACATAAAATGCTTGACGTATTGCTTCACGTCTTTGTTCTTCATAGTTTAGGCCCAACATTGTATTAGCACCTGTAACTAATGGTTCAATACGATCTCTAGATCCAGCACGGTAAAAGTTTAATCCACTAGGAACAGTACGTATTGGTAAAATAAAACCATCATCCGGAACAAGCAGCGGAGGATCAACTTGTTTTTGTACTGCACGAATACTTGTTTCAGACATTTTATTTAACATCTTAATATCTGGTAATGCGGTCATAGCTGGGGAACGGCCATAAACTTCATTAGAAGCCTTTAACCACCGGCTTACCATAAACGGAAATTCGTCATATCCGCTTTCACTTAATATTTTTTTATCTTCTATATCACAGTAGATAGAAGCAAATGGTTTATTGATAGAATCTTTTTTTGTGTAATCTCTATCACTACGTGGCATAACAACGTGCATTATTTTAACTTCTTCGTATGGATCTTTTTCCATCATTCGTAACACACGTTGACTTACTTTATCTTCACCAAATTTTTCAATACATTGACGTGCTGACATTTTTAATTCACGGTATACGGTGTCAACAATGCCTTTTGCATTTTCTGATACACAAAATTCTTTTACGTACCTTGTTGAAAAACGCATGACATTATCCGGATCACTTTCAACAAACATACAAGCTGTACCAAAACTTGCTAAGTCATAATAAAATTCATGTATTTCTTGTTGAAAATTTGAACGTGAGAAAGCCACGTACATTGATTCTTGTGCGGATTCTAACCACTCTTTACTTGTATCATCTGTATCTAAAAAATTATCTTTGTATGCTAATGCAAACCACGCACTTGCACTATTTGTTAACATACCATGTAATGAAGCTGACAATAACTCAAGAGCATGTATAGCGGTTGCATCAAATATTAATTCTGTTCGCTTGTCGCCTTTTGTCCTAGTTTTTTCTATGTCAGCTTTTCGTGGTAAAACATAGTCTGCAACATCTTGCCAATGTTCTTCCCATGTTTCCCGTTCTGCAATCAGCTTATGCTTACGATCTATTAGTCTAGCACATCGCTGTTTTTCTGTTTGTCGTTCCATTTAGTTTCCTAACCCTTCATCTGAATTACTTCCAATAATTGTTGAACCCGTTGTTGATTTACCGGAAATTTTTTTCTTTCCTGTTATCATGTTAAACGTGTTACTAATTGTTTGCCCAACAAGTCCTTGTACATTTCTTTTCTTTTTATATGGTTTGCCTTCTTGTTTTGCTTGAAAGCCACCTCGATAATCTGCGTAGGCAGCTTCAGGATTTGCTGCATTTGCACCCGCTTCACCAGCTGCAATTCTCATTGGTGTTCCTACTATTGGTGGTGCAGCAAAAGATAGACCGGCTAATATTAATCCTTTAGTTCTGTTTTGTGATTCTAACATTTTGCTAGAAATAGGAATGCTTGTCATTGCACCAGTTGGATCGCCACTACCCATTGCGCTATTAGATGCACCATACTTAATAGCATTGGCATTCGATATAATTTTACCATTAACAACATTGGAATATCCGCCAGTATTTTCATTGTAAGACAACAATTTTTTGTTAGCCATTTCTTCATTAGTGTATGCAGATGCTTCATTGCCATACATATAAATGTCTTTGCCTTTTAAATTATACGCACCATAATCTTTTTTTTGCGTACTACTTCCACCAGTTTGATTAGTTTTTAAACCCAATCTTTTACTAACAACAGTTTTTATTTCTGTTGCTGTATTTCTATTAGATTCTTGTTGTCTTTCATTTCTATCTCTACTAGCTGTACTTGTTGTAGCACTCATAATTATCCTAACAAGGTAGGCGCAACAGTATTTGCTTTATCACCTAGTCCTTGTGATCCAGTTAATATTGTTTTTGATCTACCTTTTTTTTTACGTTCTAAACTATCTGCTATGCCATCCATACCAGAAGCCATGTCTACTTCTGTAGTTGACGGGCCTTGTGTTGCTGTAACTTCTTCCATTGGTTTTATACTTACTGGTTTTGTTATTGATGGTTTTGTTGTTGGTTGTTCTAATACCGGTTCAGTAGGTACTGCTGTTTTTAATTTAGGATATTTTTCATCTATTGTTTTAGGAATAAATTTTTTAATAACGCCACCCATAATTAACTCAACAATGATGGTCTAACAATATTAGCATCTTCTATTAATCCTTGTTGTGATGTTAGAATAGTAGACGCATTACCTTTTTTCTTTTTTGCTAATTTCTTTTCTTCTTCCATTGCTTCCTGTGCTGCTTCGTTTTCTTCTATTGTTGGATCAGGCATTTCAGGCAATGGCTTTACCGCTGGCGGCGGTGCTGGCATTGGTGGTGGTTTTAAAAATCCCATTATCGTATTCCTATTGTTTGTTTGTTTTTATCAAACGGGTTGTAAACATCTTGCGCCATTTGTTGTGGTGCTTCTATTTGTTCGGTGTTTCTATTAATTGATTGTGCCATTATACGTGCAGCATCACACATATGACTTGACCAATCATGTACGGGCTTATCCCGATATCTTCTTGCACGTTCATCCCATGCACGGTGATATTGTCGTAACGCATTTAACAATGGTTGACAGTTATCAGCATCTATATAACAGCGAGGAAGAAGCATCTTTAGCGATTCAATCCCATCTTCTAGCGGCATCTTCGGAATAACCATTGCCCGTATACCAAGCTGATATAAATATTCTTTTCTACTTACACCGGTAGATAGTTCTTTTACTTCCAAATCATGGGGAAAGAACATTCCGTTTTTATCGTAAAAATAATCTTTTTCTTCTATAATCTTAACATAATGATCTAGCGCTTCACCGTTCGCTTCATAACAATCAATAATAGATACGGATCTACCAATCTTTTGAAACCAAATAATACTGGTATAATCATGAAAGCCTAAATCTACCGCAATGTTTACTTTAACACTAGGATCGTAAGGCACTTTAGTAATATGATTCTTATCTGATAACACATTAACTAATGGGCCGTAGACAGATCCACCAGCGTTTGCATCCCAGCTACATTCAAACTCTTGCATGAACGCATC